AATCGGTAGCAACATCTGCCGGCGTCACGCCCTGCTCACCGAGAACGTCGAGCATGCGGTTCTGCGCGCGCGTTGTAGGCGATGAAAAGGCATTGCTGACGACGGAGCCGACGACAGGAGCCGCAGCCCCTAGCACGCCGCCGACGCCCAATCCGACAGCGCCTTCCCCGAGCGCACGCTCTGCACGGTTCTCGAACCCGCCTTCGCCCTTGCCGAAGCCTTCGACAAGCCCCTGCGTTCCGCCGATTGCACCGCCACGCGCACCGCCTCGGACGATGTTACTGAGCAGCGTGCCTGTGCGAGCGACGTTTGCCGCCGCTGCCGGCGTAGAAGCGCCGCCTGTGAACGGGATCGCCGCAAGAGCCGCAACCGTCGGCGTCAGCGAACCGCCGACTTCCGCTGTCGTCGCGGCGATCGGGCGCTCACGCTGCGTCGTCTCAATTTTCTTGCGAACGTCAGCCAGCTCTTCGTCGTAGCTGCGGCCACCCGGCAGCATCGAGCGGACGAAGCCTTCGACCTCGTCGCCGTAGCCCATCATCAATCCTTGCCCGACACCGACGCGCCCGATCACATCTCCCATCACGGAAGAAGTCGGAGCCTGAGCCGGCTGCTGCATCGCCACGATTTCGTCGATGATCTGCTTCACCTTTTCAGGCGCAGTTCCGCGAGGAACCTTTACGACGATGCCATTCGGGCCATAAGCGGGAACGAGGTCTGCCATCAACGGCCTCCCGGCTGGTATGTGTAAGAGCCATCAGCGCCTTGCGTAACGCTGCCGCCAGAAACCTGACGCGCGCCGCCAATGTCGCCAATCATCTGTTTTAGGCGAGGAGACAGGATGCTTTGACGGTTGAGCGTATTGAGCTGGTCACGCATCTGAGCAGCAGTGATCTGACCGTTCTCATACTGCGTGATGATGTCGCCACGCTTGAGGTTGATCTCAGCCTTCTGCTTAAACACTTCAGAGATTGCGCTGTTTGCTTCAGGCTTATTGATAAGAGAAGGCAAACTGCGGAGCATCCCTTCGTACTCGATGTCTGACGTTGCGCCAGAGCCTTCAACACGAAGCGTCGGGGCGATGCGGTTGACGAACGAATTGAATAGAACGCCAGCCGACGACACGCCGGGGAACATCTGTGCAAGACGGCCAGTGACCGGACCCTGCGGAGCCATCGTGATGAGTTCGTCGAGGACTTGGAAGTCCTGAAGCGAGCCAGCCGATGTGTTTGCAGCAGCCTGATACTTCGCAAGATCAGCGCCACGCTTCTTGTTCAGTTCTTCGCGCATCTTCGCGTCAGCGTCGTTGTCGCCGCCGATATTGACCGTCGTATTGCTGCCGCCGAGAACCTTCGGACCTTCCGAAGTCATGTAGGCAGGAACGTCAGGCTTGATGCCGAACGTCGTGCGCTCTTCAGCCGTCATCGGGCGATAGGCAGGAGGAGCGAACCGCTTCGCATACAGGTCAGGCTGCGCCTTAAACAGAACCTTCTGCTGCTCGTTCAGGTTCGGATCGGCGTCGATCGCACTGAAGAGTTGCTGACGGGTTGTCTGACCGGAACGCAGCTGCTCGAGTTCGATGCGCTTGGCTTCCAATGCTTCCGGCGACTGCGACATGCGGTTTGCAAGCAGCTGGCGCACGCCGCCACGACCAAGGAACTGAGCCTGCTGCGGCGAGATGCCGAGCGACTGAAGTTGCGCCGGGTCTTTCAGCACTTCACCGAGCCGCTTGTCCTCTTCCATCTCCTGCTGCTCGCGCTGCGTGCGCGCCTGCATCAGACGCCGTTGTGAGGCGTTGTAGAGATCAGTGTTGAGGCTTCCGCCGGCTTGACCGAGTTGCGCGAGGTACGCAGCGCGTTGCTGCGGAGCCATAGGCTGACCGGCAGCAAGAAGCAGCGCGCTCATGTTGCCGATCGAGTTCCACGCAGCCTGTCGCACGTCAGACATCGGGACGCCGTAGCGCGGATCAATCTTGGACGGATCGGAGTAATCGCCGCCGCCAGTGAAGAAATCGAGAAGACCTTGGACCATTATCGACCTCCACCGAACAGACCGCCGAAGATGCTTTGCAGCAAGCCGGGTTGTGGCGGACCATAGCCGCCAGAAGATGCATCAGGTGCTACCGGACCCTGCGGCGCTGGCGCATCAAGAAGGCCGCGCGTGTAGTAGTCGTTCACCATCTGCCCGTCTACGTTAATGAGCCGAGATTTGATTTTTGACAAGTCACCGCCAGCGAACTGATCGGCGTATGCCTGCGCGCCGGGACCGGCATCAGCAAGACCCTTCGTGTAGCCCTGCACGTTGAACGCAGCCGGCATCGGCGGTCCCTGCATAGGAAGCGGACCCTGCACCGCAGACGAGCCGGGAGCTGGCCCGACGTTGCGAGCGGGACCGGGAACCGGAGGCAGCATTGCCTGCACGCGCGGATCGGCAAACTGGGGCATGCTTTGACGAGCAGGACCGCCGGCCATGAACGGGACGCTCGACGGATCAGTTACGGCGTTGACGTTTGCCGCAGGAAGGCGAGACTGCATAAAAGATGTCGTCTGTGGGCCAAGTGGCGTCCTTGTCGCACCATACGGGAAAAAATATCCATTGCTGCCGAGCGTTGCATCGCCGCCGGGGAAGTTCGGCTGCATCTGCTGGCGGTAAAACAAGAGATCGTTGATGTTCATCCGAGTAGCCCTCTCATCTTAGGCAGCGGGCGGAACTGACCGCGATTGATTTGTGGAGCGGCAGGCGCAGGCATGCGCTGATCTTCTTCAGGCTGCTGCGCCAGCTTGGCGAGCTGAAGCAAACCGCTGGCAATGCCGGCAGCACCCTTCGACATATCGGCACGCTGCGCCATGTCGATCTTCTGTTGCGCCGCCTGTTCTGTTGTCAAAGGTGTAGGAGCATCGACAAGGCTTGGCGCGATCGTGTTACCAAGCCATCGAGCTGCCGTGCCAAGGTCTGCCGAATAGACAGGAGCCGCAGGCGTTGCTGCGGCAGCTGTTGTCTGCACTGGCGGAAGATCAGCGACCTGAACCGGGTTCTTCACGCCGACGAACTCTTGAAACCACGTCGGCGTTCTATTCAGCGATGCGCTTGTCTTGTCTGGACCCCAAGCGCGAGGAGCGCCAATATCGGCATGCACGCTCTGGCTGTCGGGGTAGTAGCCGAAACCCGTTGCACCGCTCTCGCGCAGATACTGAAGCACAGCGCGCTGCTGATCTTCTGGCAGATTGCGAACGCTGAAATCGAACGCATTGCCGTGCATATGCTGCGAGCCTTTAGCCCCGCCGACAGCAGCATTGCGCGCCGGGTCGCGGAAGCCAGAAGTCAGCTGAACTTGCGGGAACCGCTCACGCAGCCCCGTCACCATCGCAGCAACACGCGGGTCAAGTCTGCTCACATCGACCATCAAATCACCTCATGCCACTGCTGGCGAATTGCGTCACCGATCAGACCGAGACGCCGCTTCACTTCAGCCTTGCGCTCTTCCGGTAGGTTGTCGATCCGTACCTTATTCTCGTCTAAATACGCTGTGCAGTCCCAACAGTCACGGCCCGTCTGTTCGCCTTCATTGTAACCCGGCGGAAAGTCTGCGCGCATCTCGTCGAGATAGTCATAGACTTGTTCTGTCGTCCAGTTCTCGATCGGATGAACGAGCTGGATGCCGTCGACGATGTCGCCGTTACGAAACTGCGACTTGCGCTTGTCTTCCAAGCGCGTGCCGCGAATGATCCGCTCGACGCCCATCTCGACCATTGCATTGTGCAATGGGAACCAGATGTTCGCCGCGCAGCACGACAGATAAGGCTGAATAAGCGGGCCATCGTTTTCTGTGATCGACTTCCCTGCCGTCGTGCTGTTGACCGGCACAACGTCAGCCGGCCATCCGAACTCTGCAATCTGCTGCGGCTGGTTCGCCTTCACTTCAATAAAGTTCGGCAGGCGCTCTTTCCACATCTGCATGTAGTCCTGCATCTCTGGATAGGCCGCACCAGAGTTGAGCCACGCTACAGGCAGCGTCTCCCAATGGTCACGGAAAAGGTAAAGACAGGCGAGGCTGTCTTTACCGCCAGAGAATTGAAGGACCGTCCGCATTAGAAGATCGTTGCAAGAGAAGCGCCGATCGACGCGACAGTTCCGGCAGCACCAAGTCCCGTCATCAGGCTGTTACCACTCTGACGCGGGGCCGTGCTTGTCGTTGTCGATGTGCCGCCGTAAGGAGTTGCCGACGTTGCACCGAGACGGAGATTGAGCATCTCGATCGGATAGTTGCGCTGCTCAAGATAGCGATTATATGCGTCATCAAGTTGCGCCTGCTGCATCGCCTGACGCTGCATGCCGATCTGTTCCAGCAGCGATGCGTCTTGAATACGAGCAGCCTGCTGCTGTTGAGCGAGAGACCCGAGCTGGTTGGCAGCGCCCATGCGGAGCTGTGCTGCCTGCGCCGCACGCGCCTGATCTGCACCGAACTGCGAAGCCGCCTGATTGAACGCATCCGCCCGCAAACGAGCAGAGAGATCACCGATACCAGTTGCCGCCTCAGACGCTGCAACACCTTCCGCGATCCCCTGACGAGAGCCGCCAAACGCGCCGGCAGCACGCGCCTGATCCCCGATCCGGTTCGTTGACATACGCAGAGAACGGTTCGCAGCCTCGATCGCTCGATCCTCAATGTTCTGCGTAAACGGGTTCATATACCCTTGCAGATTGGCATTGAGAAAGCTCGTCGGCTGATAGCCAGCAACATCAGACGTGACGCCAGTTGCTCGCGCATAAAGCGGGTCAGTCATGCCGACACCGCCACGCATATAATCGAACGCCTGCTCCTGTTCGGGAGCGAAGCCAGCGATCGTCTGACCGCCGTAAGCTTCATAAGGACGCTTCGAGATCGTGTCAGCGATAGAAAGGTTTTCTTTCGTAATACCCTCAAGCCACGCCGGAAGCTCCGTCTTCTGGATCGTCGTGGTCGTCGCTGGTGCTTTGCTTCCGCCGCCCATGTCAGTTCCCCTTCGGGTCATATTCCATCAAGATGGACTTCCTCTTCCAGCCTTGCTGCTTGAAGATGTCCTCAAAACCGGGACGGACAAACGCCCGACCGAAATCTGCTCCTTGTGCTATCGCCCATTCCCTAACTTCAGGGAAAAGACTAAGCACCGCATCCATGTCGCCCGCAGACAGAAAGAACTCGACATATTTCTTCTGCGGAGCTTCGACGATCGAGGTCACAATGATTGCCCGATCGTTTGTGAACGCCTGCATCTCGCCTCGTTTGAGGCATCCGATCACGTCGTCCAAGCTATGCGTATCGCTCCCGATCTTGAGAGCTTTACGCATCTTAGTAAGGAGGCGCGCCTTGCTGTCCAAGAGGAACCGCCGAAGTTGTTAGGTTGCCTGCGTTATCTACCTCAACCTTATAGACGCTTCCGTCAGGAGATTGAAGTAGCACCGACGAGACCGCCACGTCCTTGATGACCGCCGACGCGATGGTCCTGTTCAGATTGTTCAGCGTGCGCGCGAAATAAGACGCATCGTACCGATCTGGCGGGATCGGCAGGACTACGCTAGGCGCAGGGTAGGTCGTCATCGACGGCTCCCCTGCGGCGTGAGGTCGAGCCGCATTTCACCGATCGACCACGGCGCATCCTGTGTCGCCTCGATCTTGACCCTGAAGTCTCGACCTGTAGCGCGCGTGTCTGTGTAGCCGTTGGAGCGAGGATTGAACGGCCCCACGGTCGTCTCTGCCCCTTCAGGCGTGAATGACGTGTAGAACGTCAGCGCCGTTGAGGAGTAGCCGTAGCCGCTGTCTGTCAAAGCCTGCCGGATGAACGTCAGCCCATTACCTTGTTGAAGGTTAAGCGATCCGCTCTCGGCGTACCGCTCACCGACCAGCGACGTGCCGGCAGCATCCCATCCGTCTTCTTGGTAGTAGACGTTGTTCTCGGCGTCTGCCGTGATCGGGAACGGGAACACGCCTGCGCCTTCAGCTGCCGTGCGCGTCATCTCTCCGATCGACCACCAGCCTTCGGCGTAGTTGTAGATCACATACCGATCAGGGTCGATGCTGCCGATCGTCGGATACCAAAACCAGACTTCATTGAAGAGGCCATTGTCGGAGCCGTGCGTATAAAGGCGGCTCGCATTAGGGTCCAAGTTGTCGAACACATAGGCACCGACTTCGCACGGCAACGGCTTCACATAGCCGCCGTCGTAAATCCACCAGCCTTCGCGCCCGATCCAGATGCAGCGTCCGGCGAACGTAGCAAACGAACGCGGAGCCATCAGGCCGCAGCCGTAGCCGATCCGCTCGATGCCATAGATATACGGCAGGCCGATAAAGCGCATCAGCCACGCCTCATCTTCCGTCCAGATTAGCGTGCCTTCACGCACAGCTGTCGCCATCACGATGCGGCTCGACGTTTCGAGATCGAGGAAGCCAGCCGTGTTCGTCGGGTCTGCGAAATCCCAATCCGTGTAGTCTTCTCGACTTGACCAAGCCACGCGGCGAGAGTTGCCACCGCATCCGAACAAGACGGCATGACGCTCCTGCGTCACGACCACTCCACGATTGTTCGTCGGGATGCCTTCTTCAGAAATCGTCCCGCCTGTGCCTGTAGCGTTTGTTCCGCTGTCGGCAAAAGTGAATGTCGTATTTGATGGAACGCTGGCGATCGTCCACGTTCCATTGAACGTGCTTTGGCTATTGCCGACGATCACTACTTCATTCCCGGCGGTATATCCGTGATGGAATGTCGTCGTCACCGTGACAATGTTCGACACACGCGATGCCGTCAAAATAACCGCATCGCCGGCTTCGTTCGCTACCGTTTCGCCGTGGCTCCAATGCAGCAATCGACCATCGCTAGATGCAACTGCGAGGAGGTCTTCGCCCCAATTATCGAACGTCCAAGTGAAGTTCGGGACATAAAACTGGGAGACAGGTCGACGATCTGCGGAAACAAGCAAGCACTCTCCACCGCTCGACGACGCATTCCCCGCTGTCTGTGCGTAGGTAAATGTCGTTGAAGTTGGCACTGAAGCCACAGTGAAGTTGCCGTTGAACGAACTGTTCGCCACGTTTTGCACCGTGACAAGTGTGCCTACAACGTATTGATGCGCCTCTGCCGTCGTGATCGTCACGACGTTAGAGGATCGGACTGCGGTTGTGATGTCATACTCTGCCACGTCGAGGCCATAGAGAAGCTCGCCGTAGTCTCCTGCACCAAACGATCCATAGATGCCGTTGCCGGCCCCAAGGAACGTCGCAGGCGTGATGTTCAGGTAGTTAGAGCCGTCGAGGATGTACAGATGCTCTTCGCAGCCGACAGCACAATACGGAGCGTTGACGTTGTCAGTCCACGACATCATCGCACGCGCCGGGGACAGGAGAGGCGTGCTAGAAATGCGCGACCACCCGCCGACCGGCTGCAACTTGCCTGCCTGCCAGCGGATCAGATTAGCGTCCCAAAAACGTCCTTTAGCCTGCAACGGGGTTGCGGGCTTCACGACACCGGGAGGAAGTTGGATCGGCGCTAGGGGCATCAGGCAACCTCTGTTCTCGACATCACCGACGCATAATGTTCTACGTCATTCACGCGCCGCGTCCAACCCATACCAAACAAGCGGAACGTGCTTAGACCTTCAAGGTACGCCAGACGCGCATCAGAGTAAGCCTTGATAAAGAACTCTTCGCCGTTTTGGTCGCAATATTCCTTGATCTTCGCCAGCGTCTTCGGCCCCATCGCACCGTCTTGCGTTGCGCCGCTAATCTTCTGCGCGAAGCGAACTGCGCGAGCAGGGCCAGAGTTTACTGCGAAGTCGTAGACCACGAAGTCCACGCCGGAAGGAAGATCGTTGCCGCCAACCTTGTTCCAGTACCAATCGCGGTAAAGCGGCTTGACCATCTCAGGCGTCAGCGCACGC